AGAGTCTATCTCTGCTTGTCTAGGTTTTCTAAATTGATAACCAATAATCTTTCGTTCCATTCTTCTTGGTACAATGTGTGTTTCTTTTATCTCACTTACATGGTCAGACATTTTTTTTTGTGCTAACTCAAAACCTTTTCTAAATCCTTCTTCATATAAATGAAGTTGTTGTTCTGATAATAAATAAAAAGCTATCTTATGTTTGTAAATGAAGTCGTTGTTGTTTATTTTTTTAATATGTTTTTGAAATTCTTGTTTAATTAAAGTCATAGATCCCCTACAGATTTGTTTGTTTTTTTTCAGCAGTAATTCTAATGACTATCTAGTTGTCATTAAAAGTTCTTTTGCCTTCTCAATTTTCCAAAACAATCTGTAAGAATCTTTTTGATACTTACTTACTTGTCTCTTTGCTTCCAGGAACTTCTCGTGTTTCTTCGCTTGAAGATCCCTGTACTTTTGAAGGCGAGTCTTTAACTCTTCCATCTTTCTCCTTTGTTACTTTAGTAAAGTCTAATTTAATATTCTCAACTTTACATTCTACAACTTCCCCTTGTGCGTTGGGGTCGGCAGCTTTCTTTACTTCATCAAATCTTTCAACTAACTGAAAGTTAGCTTCGCCAGATTTAATTCTTAAATACTTAGTCATTTTTATCTCTTTTGTCTATATCTTTTTTGTGTAGGTCAAAGGTCATATCATTATAGATAGATAGGTCATGATAGTTATCTGCCTTATAACCCTTGGTAGTCCTAAACAATTTGAGTGTCATCATGATTTGTCCTACTTGATATGGTCTTAGTTTTTTTTTTAAATTCGGTGCTAATATTAAGGTAAAAAGCTCTGCAAGTATAGTAAAATTGTATTGGTAATCGCCATAATCTTTCTGACGATCAGCTACAATCTTCTTCTTAATCTCTTTTTCTAAGTCTGTAATTTTCATATTGTTTTAAAGGTATGGCAGAAGAAAACAAATAAGAGGGAGCATTACCAGAAAGGGAAAGAGGTAATATGATTCGCTACTCAAAAAAACTTCCACCACACCATTCAACCACAATTAGTAATTGTAGTTATTTTTGTTATAACCTGATCCTTGACCTTTTGCAAACCTATCGTTAGGTGCAAAAGACGACTGCGGTCCTCTCGGCTTTGCAGGTGCTGAACCAGTATTTGATGGTGTCAAGACAACATTGATAATTCCTGTGGGATTACCTTGTTCGTCAAGATCATCAAATCCTGCTTGGTTGTACCAACTCTCTCCAATCTTTACTCCTATCCTCCAGGTTTTACCTGCTGGACTTTTGGGATTTATTGGTGCAACAAAAGATGGTCGATTATCTCCTGCCTGTTTGTCGGCATTATGCGTAAGTTTTATATATATCTTATCACTCATATTATATCACTCCTTGTGTGTTTAGTGTTGTTTCCCTAGTCTTATATAGATCATCTAATTGTCTATAAACTCTAAGGTGTTTCTTCATAGCAAGATTAAAAGCATCTTTGTATTTATAACTTCTAAGTTTTCTTAGCTCATAAATACTTGCTGCATTTTTAATATCGTTCTCGATATTATTTATCGCTACTGCATCATGATTGTTGTCATGCTCTGTACCACTTGCTTGTGGAATATTGTTAAAAGGTTTTGCTTCACTTTCTTTACTGCTTTGTTTAACATTGTTTGTTCGAGTAGAGAAAGGACTAGCTTTGTAGCCATCATCATTGTCTAAACCTGTCTTTAGATTTAGTGCATTTAAGAAAGCATACTTCTTGGCATAAGACATACCATTACCTGTACCAAACTTATCTAAGTTTCCCATTGCACTACATCCCTCAATATCTATATGACTTGTTGGATCTTCAATGTCATGTATCTTCATTGAACAAGTAACCATGATAAAACTTTCTTTAACATAGTTAGTGTAAGTACAAACAGGATATAACCCATTGTTTAGTAATGCTTCCATTGCAACTTTTTGTACCTCGTCATGTTGTAATGGATTGAAGTGCATACCAGGAACTTTTTTTCCTTTTGCCACACCTCCTGCTTCACAAGCTGCCTTATGTAGTTTTTGATATATGTTTAGTTTCATGTGTCTAATCCCCATAGTTGTTTGATTTGTTTTTTTTGGTCGTCTATTAAATCCCTATAATAAAAAGGGTGATTTAATTCTGGTGGTTCAGCAAATGATGATAGCTTTTGTATATCTCCTTTACAAAATATAATTAGTTCTTCCCATGATTTTAATCTTTGGGTTAATAAATTATATTGGTATTCTAAATAATCAGGTCTTAACATATCGTGAGTGTCATCAAATATTCTGTACTCATTTTCATTTACATAAAATAAAAAAAACTTTCTATTTGTACAATGATGATAAAAAGCAACTTGACTTACATGCATAGGATCAGGAGATAAAGGTAGCTGCGTTGTTGTCATGTAGTATTCATCCTTACCTCTCTTCTTCTTAATGCTAACAGGTTTTGTTTTTGCTTCACCTATCTTGTCATTACTTTCATAATCGATACGACCTATAATATCATTGACCATGTCATCACTTTTGCTAGACACATATCTTTCTGCCACTAACTTTTCATTACCAAATATTTCTTTGACAGCTTTCTTCATGTTCTCAATAGTTGGATGTGCATAACTAATCATCATCTCTCTTGCTAGTTTATCTTTAGCATCTATTGGTGGACTATTCTTATCTATTGAGTCTAACTCTTGTTGAAATATCTCGTCATAATTTTTGTTCTCTAATGTAATCTTCTTGTCGCCTTGATATAAAACTTCACAGGTTAATCTTTGAGCTGTGTTGTTTACAAGATTACCGAATGGTGCTTTGTATCTAATTTTAAATGTTCTTCTTATCTCTTGTGGTAGAGAATAGTTAAGTACAAATCTAGTAAAGTTTTGTGAGCTACTGGGTGACCAATGGTCTAACCCTTGACCACCATTAAAGTTTTTAAAGTATTCTTTCATTTGTTTTTTCCCTTTCGTTTTCCACATAGATACAGGTAAAATAACTTCTTGTCAAACCTTTTATATACTATATATACAACCTATTAGTATAACAAATAGGAGAATAATGACATTAGCAGAATGGCGTAAGAAACAAGGTATATCACATTATACTTTTGGTACTATGTTAGGTATCAGATCTATAAATCCAGCGACCAACTCGCAGAGATATTGTTTGGAGTCTAAAGAAAAAAGATTCCCTAAACCAAGAATGGTTAAGAAGATATTAGAGGTAACTAAAGGCAAAGTATCTTTGCAAGATTTGTATGAAGCATGGTGGACCTATGAAGAAAGTAAATAAGTTTAAATACAAACGAGTAAGAATTTATTGGCAGGACATTGTATCTAATCCAGAATGGATGACACTTGAGAAAGCAAAAGATCAATTATATTCCTGGTGTGAGGATACAGGTTATTTATTATATAAGGACCAGAAGAGACTTATAATTTTTGCATCACATAGCTTTGATGATGATGGTACACTAACAGTTGGCAACACTACAGTATATCCAAGATCTGTTGTCAAAAAAATAGAGGTATTAAAATGATTGATAAAGATAGAAAAAAAACATTAACAGTTATAAGTTTAGGAGCTGGTGTTCAAAGCTCTACAATGGCAATCATGGCAGCTAAAGGAGATTTTCCACCTGTTGATTGTGCAATTTTCGCTGACACAGGTTATGAACCTAAAGCAGTTTATACTTATTTAGAATTTCTAAAAAAGATTTTACCTTACCCTGTATATTTAGTTGAGAAAGGAAATATAAGAGATGATATGTTAGCTGCTAAAGGTACAACTAACTTTGTAGTAGCACCATTCTTTACTCAAAATAAAATCACAGGTAAGAAAGGTATGGTCATGAGACAATGTACAAATGACTATAAGATACAACCAATTAGAACAAAGATAAGAGAGCTTTGTAATGTTAAAAAAGGTAAGCACTTTCCTAAAGATAAGTATGTAGAACAATGGATTGGTATATCAACTGATGAAGCTGGTAGAATGAAACCTGCTAGAGACAAGTATATATTAAACAGACATCCATTGATTGAAGCAAAGATGTCAAGACAAGATTGTATAGATTATCTTAAAAAAGAAAAGATACCACTACCAGAAAAGTCTGCTTGTATTGTATGTCCATATCACAATGATGCTTACTGGCATTTTATGAAAACTGAAAGACCAAGTGAGTTTGCTGACGCTGTTGATTTTGATAAACAAGTTAGAAATATATCTCGTAAAGAAGATGAACAACTATACGCACATAGATCTTGTAAACCTTTGGATGAAGTAGAGTTTGATAAGAAAGAAGATGATAAACAATTAGATATGTTTAACAATGAATGCTCTGGGATGTGTGGACAATGACCAATGATAAAATGTTTGATGAGATAGGTTGTCCTGATGAGCTAAAGGAATGTAGAGAAGAAATTAAACGACATAAAAAGCACATAGAAAAACTATCCAATCAGTTGCTAGACTATGAGAGAATAATAGAAGAAAAAGAAAACGAGATTATAATAATTAAAAACAGATAACTTATGGCTAGATGGACCTACGCATTTAGTAATGGCAGCTACAACGATTGGCATAGGAAATATGAGGGTATTGCCATGATTGATATTGACAGTATTGAATGTTGTCCACACTGCTACGAGCCACTTGCTATTCTTGAGACTTGTTATGACAAAGGACAGAAATATAAAGCTACAACCCTTGCAAACATAGTCGCTAGTCGCCTAAATATACCCTGTTTTTTGGTGTTCTATAAAAATCTGACACCTGATACCCTAACCTTTAGGATCAAGCGTATAACGAGCTGTGAGACAGAGTTTGAGGTTATGAACGAGAGCCAATGGGTGTCAATCTTGCTAGACCTACAAACTAATCATAAGAAAGTATGTAAGTATGGTAAAATTTAAGAGGTATTGGAATATGCCTACCCATAAAACATTTAGTATAAAACCATTTAAAGAATTGATAGACCATGAATTAAATAAAGATTATATTGATCCTTTTCCATATCCATATAAGCAAGACGCTATTGAATATCTTAAAACAATAGATGATTTATCTGTGAACGATTTAGTTTTTGATCCACCTTATTCACAAAGACAATTAAAAGAAATGTATTCTAGTAATGGTTTA